CGGGCTTTTGGTGTGCAACGACGAGAAGGACGTTGCTATCAATGGCTCTTTTGAATTTCGCGTTGCTCAGGAAGCGAGTAGGGATCGCGAAGAACTAGTGCCTGATCCAAAATTAGTACACCCAGTTGATCCCTTTACCCAGTTAGATACGCTACCTGCTTCGGCTGGTGTTTATTAATGCGAAAGCACACACCGCTTATCGAAAGGTTCTGGTCTAAAGTCCAGAAAACAAGTGAGGACGGGTGTTGGTTATGGACAGGTCAACGACTGGGCAGTAGGGCCAAATACGGAGAGATTCCATTTGGAGCAAGCGCTAAAACGAAACACCTCACAGCGCACAGACTCGCATTCAAAATCGCGTATGGGCCTTTTGACGAGAGGTTTTGCGTCCTACATCGGTGCGATGTCCCTCTTTGTGTTAACCCATCGCACCTTTTTCTAGGGACGGTAGCCGATAACAATGCGGATATGTCAAGAAAATTGCGACATGGCCGTTCCAAATTAAATCCAGAGCAAATCAAAGAGATATTCAAGCAGCGAGCAAACGGAGTTTTGGTTAGGAAAATAGCCGAAAAGTTTTCGGTTTCAAACTTTGCTATATACTCCATTTTGAACAGGAAGCGCTACAAATACGTGGAGATCGTCTAAATGGACTTGCGCGGAAATCCCTGGACCTTTACCACGGCTGATGTCGCTACGTCCACTGCGATTACCTCCATCGTGCGCAATAATCAGGGTTCTGCTCTCGTCACTACCACTGCGGTGCATGGGCTCGCGAACGACAACTACATCTCCATTCAGGGCACTACAATTCTCGGCTGGCAAAAAGGGTACAGGGTACTAGCTGTCCCTTCGACCACTACGTTTCTCGTCGGCATCACGCCGGACCAGTCTTTGCTTGCGAACAACGGCGCGAATGGAAACGTGCTAACGCTGATTTACCGCGAACTGATTGACGTGACGCAAATGCTCTGGGATGGTCCGACCTCTGGTGGAGTGCTTTTGGTCACTGACCAGTTCGGTCGCACGGTCTGGAATCCCACTGCGGTAACGGGCGGAAGCCTCACGTACATGAAGGCATTCCCCATCGACGGTTTAGTGTTGAACGCTATGCCGACTGGCGTGCTGCAAATATCAATCTAGTGTGCCTCCACAGATAAAATCCGATGGCACTTGGGCAATCGAGTACGCTGGCCCCTACGCAGGTCTGGACACCCAAAAGCCAGAACTCCTGATTGCCGACAACGCTTCCCCCAACTTCAACAATTTTATGCTGCGCAACGCGGAACTGCGCTCGCGTCCAGCACTCACAGCTCCCATCGTAAGCCCCGCTTCAAACCCTTTGGGCATCACTTCGTTCGTGGACATCAATGGGACTTATCACACTGTAACTTGGGCCAATACCCATCTCTATCAGTACGATCCCGGTTTACTTCCCGCTCCGCCGTGGGACGCCTACGTTGGCGCGCCTAGCAACATGAACATCAATCCAGTGGCATATCAGGCGTTCGCCAACGCGATTTACTACACTTGCATTTCGCAGACGATTGGCAGGCCTCACGCCGGAGGCGGCAGCGGACCTCCACTAATTACCCCGTTTCTTGCCGTGTGGGACGGGCTCTCGACCACTCCGCAATTCACACAGACCTTTGGCGACGGTTCGACTTCTCAATCCCTTGCGGGAATTTCGCTGACCGATTCTCCGACCGTGGGCGGCTCGCTTCCCGGCGCACCAACAATTGTCGGGCCGATGGCTATTGGCGGGCAGTACATCGGAGAACTAAACAACCAACTGATTCTCGCCAACATCAATGTGCTCGACCAGGGCACAGCCACCTTTTACAACTTTCCGAACCTTATCTGGTGGAGCGCTAACGGACTTCCGAAACAGTGGGACCCGACACAGAACACTAGCGCCGGATTCAATTCCTTTCTCGATGTGCCGGACCTGATTACCGGACTGCTGACAATGGGTGTAGCGGGCTACATCTTTCGTACCAATGGCATCACGCAGTTCGCTCCCAGTGGCAGTTCCGTGACGCCTTTTACTTTCGATCATATGTGGGCTTCCAATCACGGCATCGGAAACGTGCTGCAATTCTCGATTGCGCAGTACGGTCCTACCGGGGCATTCATAGCGGAGGACAATATTTATTCGCTGTCGATCACCAACGCTGCGGCTATCGGCGGCACGGCGCGCGATGCCATCATGTCCGACCTCGCCAACATCGTGCCTTCGACAGCGCTGATTCAAAACCGTCCGTTCTGCGCCATACTGCCAAAATACAAGAATGGCTACGTCTATCTCACTTACAACATCCTGATCCCTTTTACGAACTCTGCGCGCTTGTGGGTGTATTCTTTCGAGGAAAAGAACTGGGCAGCGTGGGATTTGCCAGTGCCGAACGGAAACCCGTTTCCAGCGATTACCTGCGCGCCTAACTTCGTGTGAGGATTTTAGAATATGCCTGCATCGGTTGGCGGAACCACAGCACCTCTTTATCTGGCGCTCTTTCCTCTTTCGTGGAATCCCGGAGCGGGAGTGAACTTTTATTTTTCCACGCTTGATCCGACCAACTTCAACGATCCCAATGAAGGCAGCTTCTACAACTGGAAAGTGGAAGATATTTTGGCCGGGCGCACTCCGACTTGTTTATGTGCCATTTTGACTTATCGGGACTTGGGAGTGGCGACACTGACCTGCACGCTTTCCGGCTACGACCAGAACGCTAAAGTTCCGGTATCAGTTTCACAAACGATTACCATTGGCACGGTGGCAGCGACCGGGATACTTTGCACGACGACTCCCGACGTTCTAGGCATCAGTCTTACGGCGATGAACCTGCAATTTAGTGTGACCCGCGCTGCGAACGGCGGGCCAGTGTCGATAGTGAAAGTAAGACTAGAGGGCAGAGTGGAGACCACACCTTACGCATGAGCCGAGCGCAACCAACCTGTTTAGGCGATGAAAATGTTCCGCGCAATCAAGCGCGCTGGACCGAGCGCCTCGCCAAAGTCTTGAACGGAGGAGTGAACTTCGGTTCCACCATGTCGAACAGCGATAAAGACATGAACATGAACGCATGGAAAGCGCAAGGCACGACACCCGGAGCGGCCAACACCGATTTCACAATCACCCATTCACTCAACCGGATTCCCAACACCATCGTAGGGCAGGACACAAATAACGGCGGCTTACTTTATCGCGGCAGCGTAGCGTGGACAAAAACGACAATCACTCTCCGCTGTACAACGGCGAGCGCAACGTATAACGTAATCCTCAGTTAAGAGGTACTGGTACTTTGACCACGCCCAACACCAACGTCGAACTTCAGGCCATCGTCACCGCGTCCAATAATTTAATCACTCCTCCGCCCTACATCGCCAACTTTGATTTCGGCAATCCCACGCTCGGAGCGACGAGTTACTTCCAAGAGCCATACTTTCAGGCAACAACAGGCGGAGTGGCCGTCTCGCTTCCCGCTTCTCCAGTATTTTTCATCCTGATTCAGAATTTGCACGCTACCGCCATTCTGCGCGTCACAGTGACCCCGACTGGACAGGCGGCTTCCGCTTCCACGTACGGGCCTGGTGGAGTGGTCATCTTTTTTGATCCACTGGAAACAGGCGGAGGATTTACTGCGCTCACACTCACCGGACTTGTGAGCACTGTTCCAGCGTTTGTGATGGTAGGTGCGTGATGCTTGCAGCGCCAGCCACAGCGACACTCACGATTAGCGGCCTCATCAACAAGGTCAAAGCGAATCTGCAAAATCGCGCCGACGTGAGCGAGACGCAAGGCAATCCAGAAATGCGACCGTCCGCGTGGATACGCGATGCGCTGCGCGAACTAAGCGCAAATTATCCGTTTGAGGAATTGCGCCTACCAGGTCCGATGCAGACGATTGGTCCCGGCCTCGGATGGCAAGGATCGAACTATGCCTATCCAGTGAGCCAATTCTTGAATCCCGGTGACGATGTGACGCTCACTGAAGATCCAGTTATTTTTCTGAATGGCCAGCAAGCGGTTTCGGTCGGATTGGTGACAAGCACAAGCAATCAAGTTGGGTATTCGATGGATTACCTGACGCCGAAAGCGATTCAGCCGCTACTTTTCATTCCCGGTGGAGTCCCGTTCAAATACACGCGCTACGGAAGCCAGTTCTGGTTTGGCACGCAACCCGGCCAGCCCTACAACGTCTATTTGCCATATCAGATTCGCCATCCGTTCAATCCCGATTTGGTCACAACACCAATCAGGATGCCGCAAGACTGGTTCGACATTCTCGCTTACGCAGCGGCAGAGCGCGGTGCTTTGAATCTTCGCTGGAACGATCAAGCGAACTTCATTCACACGACACTGTACGGCGACCCCAAGAGCGCGATACCGGGAACAGGAGAACTCGCGCGACCGGGGCTGATTGCTGCTAAGATTCTCCAGCAAGAGCGCGACCGGAGAGTGAGTCCAGTGCAATTGCTTCCCGGTGTTTCGAGGTACTGAACATGCCCGACAACTCATCATCGTTGGTTCCCGGTAGGAATCCAACCGGGGGACCTCTCGGCAGTGAAGGCACGATCCCGCAAATCGGCTCGACCAGCGGCGCCAATCCCTACTTGCCTCCCACGAATCTTCCCGCTGGAGCGCCAAGCGGCAATCCCTATAGCACCACCACCATTCCCACTTTTGGCGCTAACTCTGGACCGTACACGACAACAAATTTGGCTGGCTCTGGACCGGGAGGAACGAATCCTGTGTCCGGTGTTTCTAGCACTACGCCACGCCAGCAAGGGCGCACGCTGGGCGAGCTCCAGACCATGTACGGCGAGGGCTTGGGTTCGCTCGTCTACCAGTTTTTGCAGGGTGGCGCTGGCTTCAATCAGGACGCCATCAATAATTTGTTTGCAGCGATGCAGCCGGGAATCAACCGAGGCGAACAGGATTTGTTGAATCAGTTCTCCACCAGCGGAAACCGATTCGGCTCTGGAGCACAAATAGGAACAGCCGACTATCTCTCGCAAGTGAACTTGAACCAAGGGCAACTCGAAACCCAGATGTACG